CCTAGCTCGTGCGTGCCGCGCATTTATGCGCAATTTTAGTATCTCAGTTACATGGGCCTACTGATTCGGTAGGTTGGGTTCCCAACTGGTGCTGTAGAGTAGCACGACTTTATGGACTTCTTTAAGGTGTATATGGCGCCAACACACGCAACTGAGCATTCGGGAATCTCACGAATATGCTCACTGGTAGTGTTGTTATGCCACCTGTTCCAACCAATAGTGGTGAAAATACACTTAACAATATAGACCCAAAGTCCATGCTCGACGTAAATAAATACGGATAAATGTGTCTATAAGGGATGAGTAATGAAGCGCTAGCTGAGGCTTGTGCATCCAAAAACATGTGCGGCAGCCAAGTTAAGGTTGCTTTACGTGCAGCATGGGATGTTGCCGCGGCAGCTGCTGTAGTCATAGGTACAAATGTCGCTATCAAGCGTCCAGCGTGATAGCGTGTGCCATTGACCTTCATTGTGAACTCAACATCACAACGAAAAAGTTTGAACATTGCCCGCGTCATTGCGGCAGTGTTTTCGAGCAACGAGTGTGGTACATTACGTGACCACAAGATTGCTCCTGTTGTATCAGTCGTATGCCATTCAGTAGTGGCTACAAACTGGGGTCGCTCGAATAGGGCCTTCATATCGAGCTGTGGTTGGCTCACAAAAAATGATTGAGCCGGTGGCGTCTTTGCATCAGCAACGGATACCTTTTGATCTTTTGTCTCAACCATAGCAACGCCCACCTTGTTGTCAGCAACACCGGTTGTGGGACTCTTGGTCTCTTCCATCTGTGTTGTCACGCGTGAACCCAAACGATGGCTTGCTTTCATTTTAGCCTCTGTTGGGTATCTATCAGGGTCGACAGACACTGAACGTACAACAAGATTGGGCAATATGTAGGGCACACCCACATTAAGCCCATCACCACCTGAGAACACGACCATACCGTGTGTAGCTTGCTTCACATTGATTAGTAAATCGCCGGGGCACTCCTCACGGGTGAACGTATTGGTTTGCCTGATTTCACACCCACTATAGCGTGATGTGAATGGTACACTCACTGCACAATAAGGTGCGGCAAATGATGTCCCTGTAAATGGTGGCTCACACGTGCGACCAATAGTCTTCTCTTCAGGTAATGAAAAGGCCGTAATAGGTGAATCTCCACCAATACGTGGATGATATGAAATCCACGTTTTAAGGACAGAACCACCGGATACAACATGGTATATTGTGGACCCACTCCACACTTTGAATGGAGCACAGACCATAGAAACACCAGTGTACTGGCAACCATCTTGGCTCGTGTCGCAGATCTTGGTGAACAAACCATGTGATATCACGAAGTCCGTATCACCCGTGAACCGTCGGATACACTGTGGCATACGCAATATAGCACGTAGACTCTGTTTTTGATCTGATATTGGGTGTGGGTCGCGATCTGTAACCAAAATGCCTGTGTTCAAGAGAACAGTGTTCTCTGCACCAGAGTTCACGTTGGCCACATGCGCAACCTCCTCCATTTGAGTTTGTACACGCCCACCCTTCACCTCAGTTTCAAACTCTTCAACTTCAGGCTCAGGGATAGGATCAACACCCGGTATGTGAGGTACCAATGTACGATTGCATTTTAGCGGCTCATACAACTCAAAATCAGGACCCGCTCCTTCACTGCATTCAATATACATCGCTTGCGCCGACTCTGCCGGTACGCAATACGGATGTAGCAATACAATCGCCACCACGCCACCAGCGAAGTCAGCCCACGCTTGACCATTGTAATTCTCAAGCAAGCGTGTTGGCGCCGTGTATGGAATATCAACGTCCAATGTGTTTGATCCAGCATTAATCTCGAGCGTAGCATAAGCTTGTGACGTTATGGCTGTAAGGGATGCTGGCACAGTGTCAGTGTTCCATAGAACAGCCAGTATAATGCGCCCTGTTGCCAAAGCAGGTGCAACACACTGTAGTGAATAATGTATAGATCCACGCCAAAAGCCATACAACGATGAGAAGTAACATAGTGCAGATACCTGCCGTTCCTCCTCAAGTACAGCACCGTGCATACACTGCATGGGGGTCAGAGGCCATGAAGCAATAAGTGCTCCTGGTACGTCAGATGATAACACATGGCACGTCTTAAACCATGTTGGGCGGCATGCCCGTTTAATGTCCAGATCATCAATATCGGCCATCGCAATATTTTGAGTAGGCTCATATACGGGTGAGACATCCATTGGCGTAGCAAAGGTAATACTTTCGGTGGAACCAAAGCCTGGAAATGGCGTGCGCACTAGACCAGCGTAAGATTGTCCAATATTTGGCATGTCCTGGCCCACCTTGGCATCTACGTCAGTTTTGTTCTCAATTGGTAGATTGCTTGTAGTTGGCAAGTTTGCTGTAGCGACATTGCTAAGATGTTGCGTCACCTTACTTGTGGAAAAGGTGATACCTTGAGTGATAACTCGCCCCTCCATGCGCAGCGTGCTAGCTTGCGGCACAATGGCGCCTTCGCGACTTGGCATAGCACCATTCTCAACCGAGAAGCTTTCATAATCTGGTAGCTGTGGGTTGTCTCCGAATTTTTGCTCATACGCGACTTGAAACCGTTTGTAGTAGCCACCAAAACGCTCAGGTCCAGACCACCATAAGCGCCGCAGTGTATCTTCCATATTCATACGCACCTGGGTGCGCATATCATTTGGTCCTTTGCGATAATAAGCGAGGCTACGATCAACAGTAGCATCCTGGATATACGGACAATAGATAGGTGCGCCGGGCAGTCCTGTCTCGCGTACAATTGTCGTGCACTGCAGGAACATCATATCTTCAACATTTTCCCACGGCTCAGTATTCTTAGCATCCTTGTGTGCTGGAGTGATGGTAATACCATACTCGGCCCAATACTTGGCAAGTGTGTCCATGTTGAAGTACTGCAATATATCATCATGTACTGACATGCATGTATCATCACCAAGACATACGTCATGTATCACGTTGAAAAAGTCCATTGCGCTCATACCAGTTGAAAACTCAGTTGGTGGGTAATGAGGCCGCACTAGGTCCATGTATGCCATCATTAGCATCGTGCGCATCCAAAAGCAGTTCACAATTGTAGTCAAAGGGGAACCACTTGGATTACCCTGCGGCTTCTGTGATACCACATACCCAACTTGAACATAGTTGTGTATAATGGCGTGCATGATTGCGTAGCGTGCACGGCGGTTGACACGTGATGTATCGCCATGTGTGTCGTACCAATCACACACGTATCGGCACCACTTCCACATGAACTGCGTGCTCATGGTCGAATCGAATGCTTTCACATCGATACTAAAGCCATGATCCCCAATCATTTTGAGAAATTTGACCATACGATCCCAATCGGCGCTGAAAGGATTCAGATGTAAAGCATGCCCCCAATCCAAACCCTTGTTCATGAATGTGTCATAAAACACACCAAAATAGCGTCTCGCAATCAGACATAAGTCAGCTGGGGAACCCGATATCTCACGTGCACCTTTGCGCTCAATCTTGTCGGGATTCATCAGATCATCTTTGGCAATAGAAGCCCATATAGCATTGGGTACACCACCAGCGCAGACGGCTTTGTCAAGCTCATTGAAGCGGTCCACCAATACAGGCTCAGCAACATAGCGTTGTTTAACCTCATCGAAATTAATAATGCCATGCTTACCTTTGGCCTTTATTGGTTTAAACAGTGGTCCAGGTGAAGTCGATAAATTGAGCGGATGTATGCCTGGGTACTCCAGCGGCGGATTCAGACATTCATCAAAATCCAACAAACGGACAGGAGTATGCGGTGGTCCCACCCGCGTGACAAGGGCTCCAACGGCAAGATCCATCTGTATAACAGGCAGTGGTTCATGGTAATCGCTGAACTTTGACAGCAACTGAGCCCCATATGACTTTGGGTTGTCGCGCATATGCTGTGGGCATTTAGGATCCCTTTTACTCAGCGGGACAGGTACTAAGTCACATGACCACATGCCAGTAGGTATCAAATGTGTCTTTGCGCTTGTGACATTAGCGGGGGTATACCGGCCAATGGTAACGAAATTCTCGGGTGTATCATAGGTGTCGGCACCATAGGTGTTAGTCCACCTCTCATCATCCCCTTGTTCAACCATATAATCATATATAAATGGTTGACCCTGCACTTCCACGGAGTTCAGCGTAGATTCAAGCAGCTCACGATCAATGATCAATGCCAATCCACTTATAATCGTGTTGATGTTGTCACCCAGACCGTAGCGCCCCCACGTATGCATACCGAAAAGGCGTGTGCCATCCCCAATGACTGAGCCACAGTCACCAACACGAGTAGAGTACTTATACTCCAAACAGTAGTTGCTTGGCACAATCACTGAAGATTTCTCATCCCGCTCACTTGAGGCGCGCATAGCGGACCGCCACACTTGGCCCAAAACACGTGACTCAGATCCAACGTGCATATACACGTGGCGATCATCATCATAGAAGTCGCGTATCTCACTCCGTGTTGCAAAGTGTTTAACAATGTTTGCAAAGCATGGCATCCCATTGGACTGTTCCTTAGGCATGCGCCATAACACCAAATCAACAAGTTCACCATTGTCAGTATGTATCTCTGTGAGTTGTTTAGGATGGATCTGGTATTCGTAATCCTTTCCGGCACGTGTGATAATCGCGGTTACTGGTTCGGTCATTAGTCGCTCATTGTACACCAACATATGTCGGTTCATCAATAGAACGTGGTCAATAAGACCCAACCCACGTATACGGCGACCTTCACTTGCGCTGCATATACGCACATCCACATAATTTGAGGTAAGTGCGCGTGCGTACACGTACGGCGTTTCTTGTGATTGTATGCATATGTCCGACGAATGTGAACTTACATTACGTCGGGCAGTGTATTGGCCTTTCCAGCTTCTCTTCTTCCGTTCCTTTTTATCAGGTGATGGTACAGGACCCTCCACCTCACTGCGCCCATGCTCCTCTGATGACTCGTCGTCAGACTCATTGGGCTTGGCAAAGTGTTGTGCAGCATAAGAGACCACACCAGCGAAGAGGCCAACGATAGTAAATGCACTAAGTATCGTGCCCCAATGTGGTATGCCAGCCGCTGCATCAGACGCTCGTACCCACACGTCCCTTACACGAACCCACTTGTCTTCAATACGGGTCTTCAAATCACGGTGTACTTGGTCGAACCAGTTACGTGTTATATCCGCATGTGATACAGGGTTGTAAAAGACGTCCACCTGGTGTGCCATAACGTATGCGGCAGAGATCATATTTCGTGACTCACACCATATACGGTGCAATGTTAAGCACTGTATGTACATCGGGTCCTCAGGACTGAATTGTGAAAATAGAATCTTGAAGTTTTCACCGTTGTCGTACGTCATGGGTACAAAAGGTGCATCAACTGCACTGCCCCTGAAAGTCTTCACAATAAGGTCGCAAACCTTAAGGTGGGCACCGCGTAGGTCCCAATCATCAAGCTTGCGATCTATGATGTAGCTCTCAACTGCATGTGAAAATTGCGGCAGTACAAAGGCGTTGTATAGAGTTTGTGGCACTGGTCGTTTTTGCTCGCCACGGCCAACTAAACTCGACCACATCTGAGCCTCCACTGCACCGCCATCAAGCGCCTTCATGATATCATCGTGTGCTGGTTCAGCAGCCACCTTTATGTCAGTTGGTTTTGCTGTAGCAGGTGCTCGCATATGCATTGCTGCTTTTTGCGCTATCATCTCCGTGAAGAGAGGATTCTCTTTGCGTTCCTCGACATGTCCTTGTAGTGCAACATTGTAATCAGTCAAGTGACGCATATATAGCATCAATAATCGATTGACAAGTTCACGATATGTGAGTGTCTCGAGTTCCTTTTCATCTTTCACGTCAAGTACATGAAAGCGTACATGTTCATAATCAAGTTGGCTGTTGTGTGGTTGTGCCTGAATTGCTTCAACATCGGCAACACCATCGGGTCGTACAAACCCTGGCTCCAACACCATCTTGACCATTAAACCTGTTGGCTCAATGAAGCGTCGTAGGACAGCTGCAGGGCATGTCATATGTTGCGCCTGAATAACACCTTGTGGTGTGGCGTTTGATGAAAAGAAATTCATGAGGGAAGAATATCCATATCCTTTCTCAAAAGCCATATTCATCTGTGTTGGTGATGTGCTAGCCCAAGTCAAAAACTGGGGTATAATCTTGCTTTCAGCTGTGGTGTTTACATCTGAACCAACATCATCAACATAGTACATCGCCTGGCCACAATAACCAGATGCAAAACGGTCCACCAAAGAGCCAGTAAAGCAGCGCATGTGCGTTGGAAAGTCTGCAAACAGATCTTTTGCTAGATCTGTGCGCAACTTTGTCTTACCAGCCCCAGGAGGGCCACACACCCATAGGTTAAAGGGCTCAAAGCGGATAATAGATGATTCCAAAATAGTCCCAATCTTCTGTGAGAGTGCACCAAGTTGTTGTTGCAAGGATGTTAGCACGCGCTCCATAAAAGCATTTGTGCATGCATACTTGCGTAACAGCTGGTTAACGCCCCCGAGAGCGATAGAATACTGTCGGCGGATCTCTGGGCTTGGTTGCTTGATATCGTGCGCTGCATGTATAACATCGTACGCACCTATCAATATCTGCTTGTCCTCAGCTGCAATATCAGGAGGTAAACCAAAGCCAAAGCGGTTGTAAAGTGCCAGACGATATTCCTCTGGCAATCGTGCTGTGATATAATCCACAGCTCCTGTAACAGTTGAGATACCGATTGTATACGAGCGGACATTTTTCAAATCTTCCTGAAAAGTACGCATCGTAGGTGTTCCAAGCCAATGGGCGAATACACCAAGCACTGCCAACAAAGATGACAAACCCAAATGCTCATCACCACCTTGTGTACACACACGCCCAGCAACAGCGGTATCATCCCCCTTAAGTTCGTGCGCGGGAGAGGATGCCACTGGTGTGGCTGTGGGTGTAACATCAAGAGTGGTTGTGACCTGGCCATTCGGTTGGTCAACATTTGACTCTGGTGCTTTGTGATCCTGCTGTTCAGCAGGCGTGTCCTCATTAATGCCAAAAGCCAAGCATATCAATTCACGGAATATGCGAATTTGGTTGATAAATATGGACGTCAATGTCAGACCTTTAAGAACTGACTGCATAATTCCAAGAACGCCTTTATGGCCCCATGGTATATGCGTCGCAAGATATGCACCAAGCGCAGACAAGACAAGCAAAAGAAACACATCAAGTGTGACATGCATTGCTTTTGAGTCTAGCGCTTTACGCACTGCTTGAGCGGCAGCATCAAATACACGTGTGAAGTTCCACGATCGCGCAGTCTCAGACATAGCTTCAGTAGCTCGTGAGGTATCTTCACACACACGTTGTACAGATGCTTGTACACTATGTACAGCATTGCCAATTGCATTGGTGTCAGTGCCGAGTACCATTCTCATCATCTGTGGCACATAATCATGCCGCCGTAGTATGAAAGTGATAACGCCATCCTCAGTCTGATTCAAGACGTGGATGCGTATCGGTTTGGTGTACTCGTATAAGCACCATGCATCACTAAATCCGTAATACATTGGTGCCCTTCCACCCAAAACTCGCCTGAAGTGCGAGTGGTTGACTTCAACCACTCGTGTGCGCAATGCTTGTAAGCACCGTGCACATGTCGTCGTTTTTTGTTGATCCAGCTCATAGGATACTCCTCCTAGAGTCACGATTGGCGGCATATCTGCTGTATTACGAAATGCCGTAAGAGCAGACGCCACAATCTCAGCATACTTGCTGTCACGGGGCTCCACTGCAATCGCGGGAGTCTTACCTTCTGACATCTCATGTGCTATTGGAGTCAACAAATCTGTTTGCTCCGTAGCGGTAGCACTATTATTACGTGTGCTAACGTCTTCAGCGGATGCTGAACTGTCAATCGATAGCTCATCATCGGGAACGGTGGCGACATTTTGACCACTAGGAGTCCCTAGTGTATCAGGTGTTTTGGTCGCTGTTGTATCAACCTCCTCATCACTCGAATCAGAGGTCATACAACCGCAAAAACATCGTTGAGTAATCCTGTAGAGCGGCGAGCCTGCAGCAGCATTC